AAGGACGACAATGCCGGAGGATTTGACTTATTGAACATCGACTTGCCGTTCAAGTTTATCAAGCCGGACACAGAGGATAAAAACTATTTCGTCACTTACTTGCAGCAGAAACTGAATGAGCTGAAATCTATTTACGGCACATTCCCCAAGATGATTATGAGCCGTGGCACATTCGTCAAGAACATCATCGGGTCAAGCGAGTTCGGTGATAAGTTCAAGATGCAGCTTACAGGTAATGAAATGTATATGTCTACCGGGCTTATCACCTCGCAACTGGCTTCTACCATTTTTACAGGTATCGGACTTCCGGCTATTGAAATCAAGGAAGATTATGTGGTAGACCAAACAGGTAAGAATATCCCCATTTATGCAGATGGTCGTATTTCCCTGCTTCCGCAGGATAAAATCGGTTATATGCGCTTCCACACTCCTTATGAAGCTGTGGATGGTGTACCGGGACGTAATTACACTCAGGCAGATGGCGATATGCTGATTTCAGGTTACAAGGACGGCAATGGTCGCTATCTGGAATACACAGCCGAATGGATTCCGCAGATTGCGAACCCGAACCTGATTGTGAACTTCGATTTGAGTGAGATGAACGCATGACAGTAAACGATTATATATTACAGAAGTTTCAGACCTTCGGCGTTAACTTGTCGGAGGCTGACCTTTTCGATATATGTCTGAACGCAAAGATAAGCGGAGGGGGTGAGATGAACGAGGATTGCCAAACACGGGTGTCGGTGGCAATTGCGAAGTTCATCCCCTCTCTATTGCTTCGTGCCACTTCCATCAGCGAAAGCGGTTTTTCTATGTCTTGGAACATTCAAGGCATTAAGGATTACTATTCATTTCTGTGCAAGCGGTACGGTTTGAAAGACGAACTGGGTAACAAACCTAAAGTGACTTTCTTATGATATTCGCTCCACACATATTGCAGGTAAAAGTTATCACCCCGATGGATAAGGATGAGTTTGGCAGACCTATTCCCGGAACAGGTGGTGAAAGCTGGCAGGAGGTATGCAAGTGCCGTTGTGATGATAACACTACCAAAGAGTTTTCATCTGATAACGGCTCTGTGTATCGTCCGAATTATCATGTGGTATGCGAGAAGAGAATTACTGTCAAGGCTGGTGATGAAGTACGTTGCATGGATGGTGATGGCGTAAGAGGTCAAGGCGAAGTTTATACAGTGAAGAGTACAAACTACTTTAACTACTCGGAATTATGGATGTAGATTTCGATTTCTCAGATGTCGACTCCTTTTTCGATGAAGGAGAATGGGAGGTCGAAAAGAAGATGATTGATGTAGGCGATGAAGCCGTGAAGTACGCAGAGGAACATGGGGATTATCAAGACCATACACTCACTTTGAGAACGTCCAATGATTACGATGTCAATAAAGACGGTTTGACATTGAAAAACGAAGCGGAATACGCATCATTCGTAGAATCTAAAGGGTATGATGTTTTGAGTAGTGCTGCTTTATTTGCGGAGAAACGATTAAAAGAAGAATTTGAAAAATGAAAAAGTACATTGGAACAAAACAGATTGAAGCAGAACCTATGACAATGGGCGAGGCTTATGAAAGAGATTTATTACAAGTTGGCAGAGTGCCTGATGCAGAGTATGCAAAGCGCATGGGTTATCACGTTAAATATGCTGACGGGTACGAGAGTTGGTCGCCAGCGGAACCGTTTGAGGAGGCGTATAAACTCGCCGATACATCACTTGACCGTATGCAGATAGAAGCCGAAGAAGTCAATGGAAGATATGTAAAGTTAGCCGCTTTCATAGATTCAGCAGGGAAAATGGATGAAGTCGTTAATGATATGTACAACAAGTGTTTACTGGAAATGCAGTGTTGTACAATGTTCGACTATATACGGCTTCTTGATACTCGCATACAGCGTATGCAAGGTTCTGATGGTGCAAAAGTAATAAAGATGAATTTTGGTATGGCTATTATGGCTCTCAAAGCAGGTTTTCCAATTCGTAGAAGCGGTTGGAACGGAAAAGGATTAATGGTGTTCAAACAGGTCCCAGCACATATTGATAGTGATATTATCCCCAAGATGCAATCTATTCCGCAATCAGCAAAAGACCTTATTCTGAAAGGCAAGGGCTTTATTGACTACACAAGCCAGTGTCTTATTTACAATGAGAATACCGGACGCGCTGATTCATGGGTTCCGTCTATCAGTGATGTATTTGCAGAAGATTGGGAGATTGTGGAATGATAGTAACTACCGACATAGGAAACATCCTCTACCGGGACTGCAAGGCTTTCGGAATAGATCTAGTGCCTGATGGTGAAACGCTGACGGGTGAATTGAAGTCCGAAAGGATTGTCATCCACACGAAGAAACAACAGCCGGGAAAGTATTGGAAGAAATCTTTCGCAGAAGTGAATCTATGTGTACCCAATTTAAGCGAGAATGAAGCGAACACAATCCGGCTTAACGAACTCGAAAGAAAGGCTGGCAAGCTGCTTGATGATGTAGTAAGCACCTATGACGGTACAACCTATCGTTATTCTATCGAATCAATTGGCACGGAAGCGGATACAGCTTTGAAATGCCATTACGTGAATGTGAGAATTTTATTTGAAGTAATAAATGTAAAACTATAAGATTATGATTTCAGCAGTAGGAATAAAAAGAATCTTGTTTGCCGACATTGATAAGGTAACGGCAGACATTACCCCCGAAATCGCAAAGACTTTGATTCAAGCCGCTATCAAAGCGAAAGATGAGGTTTTGAATGTACACGGGGAAACGTGGCAGATTGAGGAAACGGAAGCCTCTGTCACCGGGTACAAGAACCAATTAACGGGAAAGAATTACCGTTACGATGATGTGCCGGGAGAAGTATCGCCCGCTTTCTCTATCGGACAATATGACTGGAAGACCAAGAAAGCGTTCATGGGTGGCGATGTTATTCAGGCAACATCTAAAGATGTAGGTTGGAAGCGTGCTTTGGATAAAGTTATTATCAACAAAGCATTGTTCTGTCTGACCGATGATGATGTCTGGTTCATCTTCCCAAAATGCCGTATTGTTTCCCGTGAAGCCAATACGGATAAGGCAATTGCAATCGCTGTAAAAGGCTTGGTGCAGGAACCGGGAATCGAAGGTGTTTCTTCTGAGTATAACTATGAAGAGGGGCAGATTAAAGCTTTGCAGGCATGAACTACAGTAACCATTGTACCTACTCCTTCCGATGCGACCGTAAAGCTGGACGGTGTAACGGTCAAGTCAAAGCAGGTGAATGCTGGGGCTACCGTTCACTATGAAGTGTCGAAAGTGGGGTACGTCACTCAGTCAGGAGATATTAAAACCACTCCTTCTGAAGTTGATACCACTCTTAAAAAAGAGATAACATTGGTAAAAGCACAAGAGTGATAACCGGGGGATGGATATATACCATTCCCCCTTTTAGTTTAAGAATATGAATCAAGCAGCAAAAACGGTTTCTGATGCTTTGTTAGGGCTGGATTTCATGAATGTGGAGATAGGAGGGATGGTTTATACCATTAAACCTCCTACAATTAAAATTATCTGTCGTGCCATTCATCATTTTTCCAATATCGGCATGACTGGAGATAATGTCATGGAAGCTATTAAAGAGCTTCCTGAAGCTACTGAAGATATGCTGAAAGGTATTTCATGCTTCATCTGCGGGAATGATAGTTTGGTCAAAGAATTGGAGAACGGCACTTTTGAAGAAGTCAAAGATGCCTTGGAAGTCTGTTTCTCTATGATGGATATTTCGGCTTTTCAGTGTGTCAGCTCGATGAGGAACGTGTCGATGCTGGCAGCAAGACCGAAACAGTAGGAAACACAACGTTCTTCGGGCAGATAGCCCATTTGATTGACACGCTGCATCTGAGTTATACAGAAGTGTTTGAGATTATCCCTTATCGGAATCTGCTGATGATGCAACGGGATAAATTACGCGCAGTATATGGTGGTCAGAAGGTGAATAGAATCAGTGGTAAGGAATTGGCTAATCGTAGGAAAAAGAAATAGATATGTCAAAATTATATTTTAAGATAGGTAGTGACTGGGAAGAAGTTGTAAGACTTCGTAATGAAATTGCAAAATTAAAGCAGGAGTTAATGAGCATGGATGGCACGCAGACTCCTGCTGCTTTCAAGGCTTTGAATGCCCAAC